CGGACTCCTTCCTTGAGATGGTTCGGATGGAAGCCTCTACCTCGGCTTCCGTCTATACTGCCAGGGTTCTTGGGGGCACCCGGTCCTCTCTTCGAGAGGAGGCCTCCCGTCTCTTCTCGACTGGTGCCCCCTCGGCCCCCGACCCCCAAGAAACCATCTCTCTCTCCGCCGCGGCTCTCCCTCACCATGATGAGCCTAATCTCTTTATCGGCATGAGGGAGGTCGCCCCTGGTCAGGTTCTTGAGGATCGAGGTTCCCTCCCTCTCACCGAGACTCAATGGCGTGCCCTAGTCCGCCACTGGGAGACTGAGAACCCTACCTACGATCGTCTCCCCACCTTCATTCAAGATTCCTTGACTAGAAAGTGGGAGGATGTCGATCGTAGGTCTCAGTACTCCTTCTGGTCTCCTCCGAATCTTCGGAAACAGTCCTTCGCTCGTGTTGCCGCAGTCCTTGAGCCACTCAAGGTTCGAACGATCACAGCGATGGACCCTGTTAGGGCCCATGCCTCTCGTCCCCTCCAGAAGAGCCTCTGGAGCCACCTCCGGACCTTTGCCCCATTCGCTCTGATTGGGGAGTCCATCTCGGAGTCTCTTCTTCACGATTTCAACACTAGACATCGTAAGTTGGCCCTCCGCCTCGGTATTAGCCTCGATGGAGACTTTGTCTCCGGAGACTACTCCGCTGCTACTGATGGACTTGATATCCGTCTCTCCAAGCTCTTCCTCGAGTCTCTACTCGAGCTTCTCCCTGAGGAGGACCTCGTCCTCCTCCCCACCCTCCGTGCCGCTCTTCTCGAGCAGGTGATAGTCTACCCTAAAGGGGGTCCTCCACCTGTCTCACAGCATAACGGCCAACTGATGGGCTCTGTCCTCTCGTTCCCCTTTCTCTGTTTGGCTAATCTTTTTGCCTACATGGACTCCTTGGGTAACGATGACTTTGAACAGACTTATCGCCTCATGTCAGATCAGCGTCTTATGCGACGCCTCCCCGTCATGATTAATGGTGATGATATTCTGTTCAGGACAGATGACCTTCATTATCAGAGATGGACTCGTTCCATCACGAAGGTTGGCTTCCGCCCCTCAGTGGGAAAGAACTTCCGTCATAAGAGGTTCTTAACCGTCAATTCGGTTCCCATTGAGTTTGTCCCGGCTCCAAAGACCAGCTCCGAATTCTGGGCGGATATGAGCTGGGCCGACATGTTTGATCTCGAGATGGCGAACCCCGGTTATCCGAAGTCTCTTCCTGACTCCCTAACCGATAGCTTCGCCATCCTCGGCTTCCTCAATGTTGGCCTTCTAACCGGTCAATCTAAATTGACTGGCCGCGACTCCCTGAAGTCTCTACCTCTTTCTGGTTGGCACTTTCAGTCGGTTCTCACGGCTATCAATCCCCGTCAAGCCCACAACTGGTTTCTCCATTATCATATCAAGGAGATCAAACGTCAAACCCAGTTTGGTGGCACCACTCTTAACCTCTTCGCCCATCCCCTTAAGGGCGGACTTGGTTTTGTGGTTCCCCCTGGTGTCGAACCTCGCTTCTCTCCTGAACAGCGTCGTATCGCCCAGGCTCTGTTCCTGTCATCCTCTACTACCTACGAGGGACAGGAATCTCAATTCGATCTCCCTAGTCTCGTCTCCGTCCGGACACCGTCCGCGGGGACTACCCTTCTCGCCTCCCGTAGGAGACGAGTTGAGATCGAACTCTACCCAGTAAACACACCTCTGACAGAGGGTCGTGAGGTATTCCTCGATACCACTCAGGTTTCCCGGCTACCTCTCACAACCTCCTATTGTCTACTGGCCGGAGATGACGATGCTTCTCAAGTCGAGTGTCGTCTCTCCGGGAGACAGATCCGATCTCTCACAAAACGATTTGGGACTCATACTGTCGAGCTTCACCCCCTCGACGAGATGACTTCTTTCCCTTTCGTTTTGGTTCGAGTTGATCGGACAGTCGAAGGCCAGGCGATTTATTCGCCTGAGATCTTCCTCGAGGACGTCCCAACTTCGGATGTCTTCGAAGAGACCTTTCAGCCTATTGAGGCGGACTCTCAGTCCGCTTCGGTCGGGGGATCCATCCCTCCCCCTTCGACGCCTGTCCCGTCCCCTCCCCCCCAAGTCCTCCACGACGGATTCGGTCCTGAACCAAACTCTATCGCCGACTGGGATCTGGATCTTTATGAGCTCCGGGTCCCATCCTCGATTGCTGGTCATGATATCGAATCTGTCGTCCTTGAGGCCCCCGGTGATCCCACTT